GATGTTTGCGGACCTAGCCAAGTACCATTTGTTGTTGTGTTTGGGGTAATGACAGCATTGCTGAATTTGAAATTTGCCGTTTGACCACTACCAGAACTTTGAGAATAGGTGAAACCTCCAACGCCAATTTGTCCTTGCGTATATGTCGTGTCCGTTGCTGTTAATGTAGGTGTACTACTTCCGTTAAGATAGACATTATGTACTCCAGCATTTGAGACAGTAATTTTGATATGAGTAGGATTTGATCCTACTGTTGTTTGTGCTAGTGTTGAAGTATTAGATGTTGTTGGCCCGTTCGCGCCTTTAGAGAGTGTGCAATTATTTGAAATACCGGATTGTTGGAATGCAAATACATATGCCGCTGCTTGGTAGTTGGGAAATTCTCCGTTACTATACCAGTATGTTTGTAGATAATAAATATGCATTTCTGACGAAAAATTATTTGTATTTGGAATAGAAACATCAAAATCAATAGAAATACCATTTGCTGTTCCTATTATTCCTGCCCAATCAAGACGAGCAGTCCCTACTTGGTTATTTGAGCTTGTCACCTTAATATTAATACTGCATTGAGAGCTGGAAATTGATTGTGTTACTGTTGTTGTATTTGCTGGGCCATAAAATAATATTTGATTCGCTATGGAGTTATTCAACCATGGTGATGTGATAGTCCCCATTGTTAGGTCCCCGCCTGTAGATGCGGTTAATCCTGTATAAGTCCCTGCATTCCATTGAGCTTGTGTTGCAAATTGACCAATGACATCCGATTTTGTTGCGGATGGTGCCGAATTGATAATGACCTGAACATTTGAAAGAGTCGGGATAATTTCTGGATCTGCACCGCTAACAAATGTTTCTTTCAGCGTCAGGGTACATCCTGCAACATTTGACCCAGCGGGTAAAGCGGGCAAAGTAGCGTTATTGGAACATTGCACATATGTAATACCACCATCATAGGAAACATAAATTGTAGCACTAGAACCGCCTGAAACCCAGGTGACGCTTGAATTACTGATAAGTTTAACAGGATCAATATTGTAATTGGGGCTAATTCTGAAGGAACTGGCTACATTGATAACTGGAATGACCGATAAGATCACGCTAGCTGGGGCATAACCCGTAATATAGGTAATTGGGGCTGGACTTAATTGTGTCGTTGTTGCGGTGGTACCAAAAAAAACTGTCCCTGAATCTAGATAGACATTTTGATAATATGCTGTATATGATCCATTTTTTAATCCTCTTAATGTAATATAGACATTTTGAATTGTTTTGCCTGAATATGTAGCAAGAGAAAACCTCCTGACATACCATTTATCTTTGGCGACATTTGCAAGATCAGTTCCAGAATAGTCTGAATAGCCATTTTGATCAGAAGCGCTGATAGTACTCGATCCATCTGTAAAGTTGAGTCCTAATGTGAATTTTATTTCTGGTGAGACGCTTGAAATAAATATACTATAATTTAAAAAATCACTTGAGCCAAGTGTAAGAGAACCTGCCCAGATATTAAGTTGAATAACGGCAGTTGAAGAATCAAGAGGTAAATGTGCCTGAAACTTCAATCCGCTTACGGTTATTGGTTTCAAAGTATTATTGACAGCCTGGACATTGGTAAGTGTGCCAGTTGCAAATGTTGATGTTGTATTCTCCGTAATCGTTATATTTGACCCAGCCTGCGCTAATTCAAGCCAGTTATTGCCGTCAGCATCAACAATGCCTTGCGTATTGTTCAGAATGCCCTGATTAAATTTCACCGCTGTATTATCCTCATGCTCAGCATAATTGACTGCAAGACCTTCTTGGCTGAGCACGTTGCTTAATTGGTCTACAACGATTTTTCCGGCCTGTGCCGATGTGCTATAAGTACGCGTAAAGGTACGTTTGTCTGCAAACCACTCAGGTCCAATACAGTCGATGCTATGCAATATCCAGCCAGTAGGATATTGTGGCACTTCTTTGTCCGTATTGATAACGCCGAAGAAGACCGTGCCTACATTTGGATCGGTGACGGTAACTTGCTCGCCTTTCTGAAAATGCACGCCTACATAGTCGATCACGTCGCACTGAAAACGCCCACGCTCCTGCAAATTGAGAGTGGCATCAAACTGATCCTCAATCATCGCTATGTCTGGATAGGTATATTGCCCGATAGTTATAGTTGCTGCCATATAAACACCTCCCAACCAATTGGCTTCTGAGGCTGATTTGCGGCATAAGATGAGTATAGAACCTCAGAGGAGGGATACAAAATTTTCATACGTTTCGTATTCCTCCTTGAGCGCGAAGCTCGCCATGCTGATATTTCGTGACTATTTTACTAATACTCTTACCGTCCATGTCAATATGAATTGTCATATTTTGCGCAGTTTGAGTGCCTGCTGTTCCTGGTATAGCAGGCGTGAGTTGATATACGATTGGAATATCGCCTCTAACGTTGGCTGTGGTAGTTGCGTAAGTCGCCGGTATGCCTGCTGTTCCGCCTGTACTTGTGATATGTCTGATCGTGGCGTAGATATCATCGCCGCTCTGTTTCAGCTTTATGATGGTGTCTCCAGCAGCCGCAGCGGCCTGCGCGAGCGCAGTTTTTACGTCGGTTGCCATAGCTTTTGTATTTGGGAGAAAATTTTCGATGATTTGCAAAGCAGCTTGCTGTGAGACGGTAGCTAGCGCAGGTATCTGGGATTGCATGCCGGAAACAAAATTTTGCAGAAAGTGGATGCCCCATTGGCTGTCACCGGCCAATGGACCGGCTGAAGGCTCACTATGACCAAAGAAACTTGCCGCAGAATTAGCAACCATTGTCATAGCTGAATACACCGCATTACTGATATTCAAAAGTGCTATTTTTGCTTGATCTTCTATTAATTGCAATTTATTGTTAGCCGCTTGAGCAGCAGAAAGGTCTTGTTGAATACTTTGTATATCTGATTTTGCTAATGCTGATTGGGAATTAGCAAAATCAGATATACTGGAAAATACTTGTGATATTTGTTGTGCACTACTATTCATCATTTGAACAGTAACATCCATTCCTTGTTGCACCTGGCCTTCTTGCTGTTGCGCATTTGATGACATTGCATTAATTTGAGCATTCGTTTGCTGTAATTGTGCAGACATTGCACTTGTTGCATTTTGCACACTTGATTCTGTAGAATTAATAGCAGATGAAACTGATTGTTGCATCTGGGAAATAGATTGACTAACACTAGCAATTTGCTGATTCATTTGGCTTACAGAAGAACTAACTGTCTGTTGCATGTTTGTAATTGCTAGATTTGCTTGTGAAACAGCTAAATTTACTTGCGCTGCCATTTGCTGTGTTGCTTGTGAAACTTGAGTTTGCATTTGATTGACAGATTGTGATACCTGCGATTGCATTTGCTGAAGAGAAGTTCCTACACTACTTATTTTTTGCATCATGTTTTGCACATCTTGCTGAACCTTTATACTCATTTGATTAACAGCATTTTGTACTTGTTGAGTCATATTATTTGTGGCATTTGTTACTTTTGGAGTATCCTGCGTAATTTGGCTGGAAAACATACTCATCAGGTTAGGCATCCAGGTATCTGCCGTGGAAAGTGGGCCGGTTGCGGCTGGTGACTGGATACCAAGAAAGTTTTTGATGGTCTGAGCGACATTTGTTGCTGCTTTTTGCACTGTCGCAAGACCACTTGTGATGCCCTGAGCAAACATATTCATCATGTTTGGCATCCAAGTGTTCGATGTTGCCAGCGGGCCTGTGGGAGGAGGAGAGTGAAATCCAAGGATAGACGCGATTTGCTGTCCGACATTCGTTGCAGCTTTAATAACAGCCTGAGCGCCATTCGTGATGCCTTGTGCAAACATATTCATCATGTTTGCAACCCAGGTCTGCACATTTTTGATGAGTCCGTTGAACCAATTCTGAATATTGGTCAACAGTGTAGCAAGAGGTTTTTGGATGTAGGTGGACCAGGCATTACCAAAAACAGTACTGACTTGTTTCCAGAGATTGGAGGCGGCTGTGCTCACCTGCGTTGTCGTAGTTGTCCACCATTTACTGATATTATTCCAGAGTGCCGAGAGCGCGCTAGAGATCGCATTCCAGGCACGGCTAAAGGCTTGAGAGACAGCATTCCAAGCGGTTGTAGCGAGATTTGCCATGCTATTCCACTGATCGGTAAGCCATTGAATGGAGGTATTCCAGGCCGACTGGATGGCATTTGTTACGTCTGAAACAGACGTCTCAACAGCCGATTGAACTGCTTGCCATGCACTGGTAGCTGCGTCTTTTAAACTATTCCATTGGTCTGTTATCCAGGTGACAACATTCTCCCAGGTCTTTTTGAGCCAGGTAGTAACGTCAGTCATCACCTTTCGGATGAAATCAACGAGATCGGCAAAGTAGTAATTGTGTTGGTAGAGCCATTGAAAGTCATCGACAATGTTTTGAATGACTGATTTGATAAATTTGACTAAATCATTCCATGCTGTTTGAGCAGTATTCTGTATTGCCGACCAGGCGTTTTTCGCGGAGGTAACAATTCCGTTCCAGGCCGATTGTAAGTTTTGCGAAATACCTGAACCAATATCAGAGAAAATTTTAGCAATATTTTTCCATGCTGTTTGAGCAGCATCTGATATCGTTGACCATGCTTGCTTGAGTGTGTTTCCTATGCTCTCTCCAATATTCTGAAAAAAGCTTCCTGCTGCTCTCCATCCCTCTTGTATCTTGCTCCATGCGGCGAGCGCTACTCCGCTAATAATTTCCCATGCCCCTTGTAAATACGTTTTAATCCCATCCCATACACCCGAAAGCATGTCTTTAAAATCAGACCATGCCTGCTTCCAGTTGCCACCAAGAATATCAAGCCCGATGTTTATAATACCTGAAATGAGCGACCATGCCACTTTAACGATACCTACGATCTCATCCCAGACGCCTTTGAGGAGAGGTGCAAGAAACGGCCAAACAGCATTCCAGACACGGAGGAATTCATCCAGATTGGTATTCCACTGCGAAATCATCTGAACAAGGATAGGAGCAATACGTTGTGTGATTTCTACAACGAATTGACCAAGAGCAGCAACTGCCTGTGATACGTAGGGTGCCAGGAATTGAATAGCTTTTCCCAGCACATCTGAAATGACTCCAGCCAGCTTGATGGCATATGGAATGATGGCTTCAAAAACTGGTAGCAGAGCTGAAAAAGCGCCTTGAAAAGCATTGTGTACGGTATTACCAACAGAAGAGAGTGTGCCCAACAAACTCTGTCCTGCTTTTGCTAACTGGATAAATCCAGGCTCAGCCTGCTTAAACGCTGGTATCACTGAGCTTTGAAACCATTTACCCAAATCTTGTGCATGAGACGAAAGAGCCTGGAGCAAATTTGCACCAGGACTCATATTGGCAAAAAACTTCATCACCTGTGTTGTAACCGGCCCAATCGTACTGTCTACAGCAAAGAGGATGCCATTAAAGCCAGCTATAATTGGATTAAGACCGTTTTTTACAAAATTGCTTGCTGTACTACCTATTGACTGAAACATTGGAGCAAGCGAAGATGCAATAACACTTGCTACCTGGCTGACAATATCTTTAACATAGGCAAATCCTACTCCAAGTAATTTGAAGGTCTCCTGAAATTTAGAAAGAGGCCCGTTTGCTGAGTTTGTACCATTGATTAAATTGCTGAGCCCTCCAACAAAATCCCCAATTTTAGTAACAACGGGCGTTACAATTGGAAGCAGTTTTTCGCCAAGCGTGATCAGTAAAACATTAAGAGCAGCCTTAGCGCGATCTATTTGAAAATTAAAATCTTGCTGGACAAGAGCCCATCCCTGAACATCTCCCTTTCCATTCGCCATCGCAGCACTAATACTTTTGATATTGTTTTCATAGGCTTGCATATTTTGACCACCAAGCATCAGCGCAACGTTGTAACCGGTCGCACCACCCATGATCGCTTTAAAAGCGGCGACGGCCTGGACACTGCCTGCCGGGAATTTTTTGTTGACGTGATCCTCAATAAGCTGAATAGCAGCAGCCAAGCCCTGATTACTTAGCGTGTCCTTTAGTTGCTGTGCAGACAACCCAACTTCTTGCATCGCTTTTTGAGCAGATGCTCCCGGCGCCGCAAGCGAACGAATGGCATTAGCGAGGTTCATTGATGCACGCTGAGCGGTCATGCCTGCATTGGTCATAGTACTGATCGCACCAGCGACCTGTGGGAAAGAAATATGCAGTGAGGATGCCAGTGGAAGTACATTGCCCATGGCCGAGGCCATATCCTGCATGTGTGTCTTTCCAGCAGCGACTGCTGCCACCAAGCCGTTCATGGCACTCGTGGCAGCAGTCGCTGGCATGTGATAATCAGTCAGCGTGGTAGTCAAAGCCTTAGCTACTGTGTCAAGATCCGCATTTCCCACTCGTGCCCCCTCCGCAGCCGCTTTCAAAACTTGAAGTCCCGCTGCGCCGTGTTGCCCACTACTCTCTATCTCATACATTGCTGCCGATAAGTCTTTTGTTGACGTGCCCGTCGCTGTAGACAATTGCAATATTCCAGCACTGACTTGTTTTATATTGCTTTGTGCCTCCCCTGCACCAGTCACAAGTTGTGTCATCGATTGCTGAAAATCTCCGGCTGATTTGACTGCTGCAACACCAATCCCAACCACAGCAGCGGCAGCGGCAGCGCCCGCAGTAACAACACCTCCCAATGCACTACCACCTGTAAGGCCCTTGAGCGTTTGAGTAACGCCACTTACTACAGATTGCACATTAGATGCATTTGCGCTTATAAGTATATTAAGTGCCAGGTCTCCTGCTGCCAATTAGCACACCTTTACTTTGCTTCTTCTTTTGCTTCTCTTTGAACTGCCCATTTTGCCGCAATGCGCAACTTATGTTTGACTGCTTTCTCTTGTGGACTGGATAGATACCCCCAATATCCGCCGAAGAGTGGGTACAACTCTTCTTCAAAGATCTCTATAGGCGTACTTTCGCCATGTTTGAGCTTACCTCGATATGCTCGTTGACAGAGTCTAAAAAATCCTCCTGTTCCTCTTCTGACATCGCACTAGCTAACTGGTCGAGCCGTTCCAGGATCGGATTGCTATAATTAGCTGGCAATTGGCGAATATTTGCCGGTGTAACTGGCACTTTTTGTCCATGACGCAAAAAAGTCCAGTCGATAATCATGCGGTCAAGCAATGCATAGCGCCCAGTTCCGGCCTGCATCTGCATGTCGCCCTGTTTGCTGGACTTGACATAATGGTTGTTTACATATTCCTGGTCAGCGACGGTTACTATTCCCTTCAACAAAACTTGTTCGTGCTGTTCCCATCCCCATTTTCGGCGAAATGCGTCAGATGCTGTTGTATTATTGGGGTCTGGTAAGATAATCGGTTCTACATCGTCAAATGCGCCCATGATGTCCCTCTTTTCTGCTTGATTGAATTATGCTGTATAGTTCGGTGGCATCTGCGAGATGACGGCTAGCTTGTATGCTCCGCCGATTCCGCTATCATACTCTGTTTGCCAGGTAGATGTTGCTACCACACTGCCTTTGCTTGGATCAGATGTGACATCAAACCCACCGTCAGAGCGAACTGGTAGTGTCCAGGTCCACGATTTGTAGTAAGCGGTGCCTGATGAGGTGCCTATGTACTGCCCAAGAAACTGGACAGCTAGGTATTGCTTGAGGTTTTGGCGAAATTGCTCATATTGCAGGAGATCAATGAAGTCAAATACGACTGTTGCAGTACAACTGCGTTTAACGGGGTAGGCACGGTTGTAACTCTGTGTGTTTACAAATGTAAAGTGATCTTCCTGCGGAACTTTCAAGTCAACTTTTAATTCTTCAATGTTGACATTCTGAGTGGTTAATGGCGTGCCAGTAATAGCATCCAGATATACTTGTGTCTGCCAGCCAACAATCGGCAGGTCATTCAGGTTGACACCAAGAGCGGCGATGCGATTTGTACCAGAAAGTGGTGTTGTGGTTCTGTCTCCAATTGGTAAGCGATCCTGGGCCTTACCTTTTCCAGTTAAAGAGATTTCACTTTGCACTTTGGCATCAAATGTACCTTCCTCAAAAATGGAAAAAGGATGTGTCCATGAACCAGTACCGTCATACCACTCAACTACAGCAGAGTACTGCGCAGCGCCTGATAAAAACGTATATTGCCATCCAAAAACTCCTGTCACTGCAAGCGTAGCCACCGTACTGGCATTAGTAATACCTGATGCATTGATCGCAGAGTACACATTACTGCTGTAATAGGTTCCATTTCCGGTGATGGAAATAGACTCAGATACATTTGTTACTCCATTTACTGTTCCAGTAAGTGTAAGTGTGCCAGGCGTTGTGAATGCAGTAATCGCTAAAATGATTTTCATCCCCGGCGCCGTAGGCTGCGTTGTTAAACTCATCGTCGAAGTGATGGATGTGGCAGATAATAAAGAGGCTGGTGTGGATGGGATGGTCGCCGTGGAGACTGGCGCGCCCATTATTACATAAGGCCACCATAAACTAATATCAGCGTAGACATCTTGTTTAATCTCATCAATGGTTGTATTCTGGATAAGTTGCACAACCTTTTTGTCACGTTCAATAAGTGCATTGTGCTCGTTTGGTGAATAAATCTTTGGTGTACGTTTCGATTTTACAGTTGACGGTAAAGCGTACTTTCCGGCTTGTATACCATAAATAGCAATAATGCCATTAGTCAAACCTGTTGCTGTGATATTAGTGAGAGCGGTATAAGCGTTAACAGAAACGATTTCAAAATTTGCCATCTGCCCTGATTGCACTTGCTGTTGTGTTAATGCTGCCACAGTAAAGGTCTCCGAGTTGCCAGGAACACCGGTACCATTAATGGTAAAGCTTCCAGAGGCTGTAAAATTGGTAAGTTTAATATGAAGCCTCATCCCAGTGCTGCCAGACGGCGCTGTAATACCTGTTATAGTAGCGGTGATAGCCGTGGGAATGAGTAATTGCTGTTCACCAGGATTGGCCTCAACAATGATATTGGCTACACCTTTTGCTGCTGTTGCGGTTATAGGCATTTATTTGTCTACCTTTCTAGATTTATTGTCTGTTGCCCTTTTAACTGCAACAGGTGATGACTGTTGCTCCGCTCCAATAATGCTTGGCCTGGTTGATTGAAGCAACGCTGTAAGCATGCGTGAGGTGATAATTTGATCCTCATCCGCAGGAGGCACTGCGAGAAGGCGCGTCGCTACGACTTTGTTTTCATCTGTGTCAATATCTATTTCTTGACCTGCATGGAATTCACCAGGAATGCCTGGAATAACCATACTTGATCCAATAATTTTATAGGTCTGTATCAAAGGTGCCTCCCTTGCCAGAAATAAAAAAACTTGAGTTGGTGGCTCAAGGCTCGAAAAGGTTTTATGTAACAAAAAAAGATTTATAAAACTTGCGCATACATAAAACTTGAACTAGTTGAGAGCGACCCAGCGGTTACTGATGATGGCAAACTGCTTTGCCCCGTCCACACAGCCGTAAGCCGTGGATCGTTGGAGTTACTTGATCCGGTGCTGCAAATGACGCCCGTTACCGTTGGTGCCGTTGCAGCCGTCACGACAATAGCCCCGATGGCATATTGCTGTCCCTGCGCTAGTGTTACCGATGCTGCCATGTTTCTTGTGTAATCTGTATTAGCTGATGCAAAAATAGATGTATCGTTGCTAATTGATGAAAGTAGCGTCAAATTACCGGAACTGTCCACACTGTATAAACCAAATTGCACCAATGTAGGAGTGGCCCCTGCGGCAGTGGAACCGCTTTGCATTCTTATCTGTGTCACAGTCTCATTTTTGCGTGCGCGAAAATAGGCCACTCGAAAAGTGCCACTGGACAAGGTGATGTTTGTGAGATTACTTGCTGCCCAGCGAGGCATCGTCTCCTCTCCAGCCGTTTGGATGCCAACCATCTCTGAAGTAATGATCGTTGGCAACTTCGGTCCAATTTGAAGTAGATTTTGCATATTATTGATCATCGTTACACCGGAAATTGGCGCGTAAGGGTACACAGCAGTAATTCCGTATGGCGTTGCACGCTGATCAATGATCGTATTATTTTCGATGTAGATATCCGTGACGGTTGCTGCCTGGTCAATAAGGATGCCAACGTTTTGTGGATTAGTCATTCCGGTAAGATTCGTACCAATAACCGTTGATCCGTCAGCATAGTACTGTGTCCCAATGTCCATGATGAGGTTGTTGGCAATTTTTACGCCCTGACATCCGTTGAGATAGACACCCGACCGTGGCGCCCGACGAATCATATTATTTGTAATTAACAATTGTTTAGCGTAGAATGTTGGAGAAGATGGAGCATTGGAAGGATATCCACGAACTGCAATACCATTACACTGAATATCTGTAATATTATCGGATGGGCCACGATTATAACCCTGATCTATCGTGTTCCCTGAAACTATACCATAAAGCGGCGCATCCTCTAAACGAATCCCATTTTGCCCTACATTTTTAATTGTGTTACCTATGCATGAGAAATCTGTTGGGCCGTAATCAGTTGAGTTGCCAGCCGAAATAAAACCAGACAGCCAGATGCCATCAAAGCAAGATAATTCGGCAGTATTACCGGTGCAAGTTATCTTGCTATTGCCTCGCGATATGGAAAATCCATTATCAGCGCTCATGTAAGAGTGGCAATTTGCTAGGATGACCTCCTGATTAAAGCCAAATCCAACATCTTTTGTATTTGTAAATTCGCAATTGGTTACACTGGTTATGCCTGTTATACCAAACAAACGAATTGGTAATGATGAAATATTGCGAAAAGCGCAGTTACGAACTGTAATATTTGTAATAACCGTTGTGCTATTAGCAGCATCAAGCGATCCGTCAAAGTAAAGCGCTGTTGTGCGTGCCTGCGTTGGGACAGAAACAGTTTGGTTTACGGTGCCGATAAAAAGCATATCAGCAAACGAGATATTGCTGATAGCGGTACTGCTATGTGAGAAAACGAAGTCGTTTGCAGAACATTGAAAAACAGTCGAGATGCCTTGCCCTTGAAACAGAATATTAGAATTGACGATCGAGTAATGCGCTGAAAATGAATAAGTTCCTTCGGTAAAAAGTACACGTCCACCACCAGCAGGCAGGGTACTCACCGCACTAGAAATAGTGTTTTGATCGGCTGAACCAGTACAGACAAAATCAGCACGCGCTTGAGAGCGTGGTGAAGCATTGGACGCTGCAACAACAACAGTAGCCGATTCTGATGGAAGCAGGCTTGAACCATACCAATAGGTCCCATTCCAAGTGTAGCTCTTTTGAGACAGTGGAGGGATAGTATCACTTGTTCCGGCTGCGACATTGCTAGTTCCAACCGCCAGAAAAGTAGCAGGATAATTTGAGATATTAATAACTGTTTGTTTTTGACCAATTTGTGTTCCTGCCTGCAAAACGTAATTGGAGGTTGTGCTTACTGGATTAATACTGACAAGAGATCCTGTATTCGTAGGAATTGTGCTCGTTGTTACTGGAGTAATCGGCGTTCCAATTGGCGCAACAGAAACAACGCTCATCGTACTCGTGTCAACCGTAACCTGTGAGCCCGCAGGCCAAGTTCCAACAACGCCATCAATTGTGCCTGGCTCGTTGAATATGTAAATCTGTTGTGCCATGTTGTTCCTTCATAAATGCAAAAAGCCTCAGAGTTTGTGGCTCCGAGGCTCGTTAAATTAGCTTGATTATAGCACGTCGCAATGGGATTGAGTAGAGGCGGCCTTCGGCCTGGTGCAGGAAATGATCACGAAACCACACCAGGAGGCGTGATCACGAACCACTCCTGAAGTATGAGTATCTCGCAAACGTAAGCCCTCAACCATTGCTGATTGCGAAATACTCTAAAAAATCTGGATGAATTTGGCCGAAGTTGCGAATGATACACGCTCCCAGCGCCACCAAGAGTTGCATGTGTTTGAAACGGGACCATCAGAGCATCACGCACATTACAGATCGTCTGTTCTGCTGTTTGTGCATTATCCAGGCTAACCAGAGAGAGCAAATACCAGGATTGCGTGTCTTTAATTTTGCCTCCAAACCCCTTGTGTTGGCTATCATCCGTATTAGCATAGACCTCTAGTGAAACATTGCCTCCTGCTACGTTGTTGGTCACATCCTTTTGTTCGCCCAGAGTGACAGTCGTGTACACAAGAGTACTTGTACCTGGATAAACCAACGCTTGAGCAAAACTGACTATTGCATTCCCTACCGCAAGAGTATTTGGTGCATTTGAATATAAATTTGACATTTAAGCACTTTTCTTTTTAATATGTTGTAGAACTAATGATAGGTCCATTGATACTTGTCAAAGCCAGTTCTTTCCATGCGCTGTCAAGAGACCGTGAGAACGTCTTTCGTATCCAATCTGTTTCATTTTCTAGTGTATATTCCATGTAGTAGATGCCGGGGTCATTGGTAAAATGCCTGCCCAGACTATCTGTCATTCCTGAGAAGCCTTGCTCTCTCCTCCAAGCATAAGGTGAATCGTTTACAAGCGCTCCTGAGACAGGCATAGATGATGAGTAAATCTGCTGAATAAAATTGTGTTCCAATGTTCCAGTTGGATGCTTAAATTTGCTTGACATATAATCTTGCGCTGAGGAGAAAAGGTGATCTAAGCTCAATCTCAGAGCTATAGTCATCCATTCATCAAGTGCTGGCCCCCAATTACTAAATTTTTGTAGATCCTCCAGCCCTTGTACTTCAACCTGAAGAAAACCAGTTCCTGCCATATTAACTCCCTCTCATGCGTGTTACCACCCACTGAAAATGTCCCGTAATAGTATCAATACTAGGCTCACTCACAATGCGATACTGACGTAGGCGACCTGTGACCGCATCAATAACAACCTGATCAACCATTAAATCACGGAAGAGCACAAATTGAGGATTATTCAGGGGAAGCATTGTTGTATATACATTGTAGGTAAAATGCGGGTCTGCACCCTGGTATGTTGCCGCTTCCATTGCAGGTAACTTATCGAGTTGTACCATGATGTTTGTTGCATATGCCGCATTCCCTATACCTTCATGATACAGGTTGACACGTAAATCTTCAGAAATAATACACCTCCAACCTGTCAGAAAGATTGCATCGTGTACGAATCCAAAATCTTTTGCGCGCGCTTACGAAGCAAACTTTCGCCTGAATTATCTCCTCTAAGCACAGCTGAAATATGCCTCTGTCCACTGGCTAAATCAGGTGCGCCGACTGGATTCAATCGCTTTGCCAGAATATCGCTCGTCAGCAGTACGGCAGCCTCAATTACGTCAGGCGGCATCACACTAAAACCTGCGGTATAGGTGATCACAACCTGAGCTTGCCTATACCTACTCGGGACATTCCAGATCGGATAAGGTGATTGTCCAGAGCCTGCTAGTGGAAGTGGTTGCATATTCGGCATAGAGCAAATTTGCTTGTCTGAATCGATAATCACCTGTGTTGGGTCATACTGGATGGTGTTATTTGGTACTGTCGTGATAGACAAGCTGGTAAGTGTCTGGACAGGCCAATGACGTGGCCGAAAATGCAACGCAAATTGATTATCGATAGCCGCGCGCATGGTCGGTAGAGCAAGCATCTCATTCGTATACGTACTTAGAAAGAGCGATTGTTTACAAATCGTCTCCAATTGCTGAGAAGCTTTAATGATCTGGTCAGCCAGCGAACCGAACACACCATCTGTACAGTAACACGTACCTGCGGCATGGGCGTAAGTCGTGGCGGTTACAGAGATGCTTGTTGCACCAATAGAAGCTGTTGCCGTGGCCTGTACTATTTCTGAATTGGAACCATCAAAGATAGTTATCACATCCCAGGCATTGATTGCCACATTTAAAGCAGGGACAGAAAGTAGCGTAGCTCCAATGGAGACTGCGCTACTTAGTCTGCTTGTGTTCCCCACTAAAGAGCCCCACTCAAGACCTGTAGTGGTCCTTTGCCAATCAAACCAGCTGATGTATGTATTCACAGAACCTCCGCCTGTGGATGCCCCGCTCTTTTAAGGCAGGGAGGAAACAAGCAGCCTAATCAGATGTAGGCAATGGTAGCAGCCATTGAACCGGATGCCTGCGAAACGGTTAAGCCGTTGGCAAATGGCATATCTAGAGTGATGATGGTACCAGCGGCAATGTTACTTGCTGTTGTATAGAGTATCGTTCCAGATGCTGCACTGGCATTGTCATAAAAAGAAAGAGCAGACGTTGCAGTCGTAGTCACCACAAAATTTTTGAGATACCCTGCACTGTTCTTGATAGTGACTGGTGTTGTACCTGTGCCAGCGGCAAGTGGATAGTTTGACTTGGCTTGCTGAACAATCAATGCACCGGTCGGAGCCACAATGAGCGCCGTATCACCCGCTGTAGTGTTTTTTCCGTACAAATCAGTATTGAGCACGCGAGGGGCATCAGTAACGGGGACTGCGTGAGCAGTTACTGTAACAGTTCCAGCGCTAAATCCTGAGACGCGTGCACGAATATTCTGCAAGCCAGCAACTGATCCCTCATACAAATGAATGCTGGTAGTTGTTGAGCCAGTGACAGAGGTTACAATGGTATTGGTACCCTCTTGTGTAACCTGCAACGGGTCATAGTTGGTACCGTCTTCAGAAACTTCAAAGTTAACAGTTCCTGTAAAGCTAGACATATTCACCGTCAGGATCACTGAGGAGTTACCAAGCAAGGCCAAAGGTGTGCCATTTCCATTGGCGCCTGCAGCGTTTTGCAGTGTTCCATTGACGGAAGCATACGCAAGTTGTTGGATAACCATAGGTGCATAAGGCGCACCATTGGAATCGGTTGCAACTGCTCCACCCTGCACACCTACCGTCCCAACACCCGGCACATAAACAGACCCGACAGGATAGCCTGTGGTATCTCTTGGAATTGAACCATCTGTAAAATAGGTCATATATTCCTCCGCTACGATTTATAATTAGTGCCCATCGGGCCAGGATTGGTTGACATTGATTTCGGCGCTAGTTTCTCAAATGGAGGCTGGTTGCCTTGAGGTGCCATTGAGGGCTGACCCGCTACCACAGACTGCTGACCAAAGGTATAGCCAGTTCCCTTCACACCATCAGCATTCGAGAGTTTGTATGGGCCTCCAACCGTATCAAGCAGATTCGGTGTGGATGGTAACCCGGTTGCTACATTTGGATCGTTCATAGGAGATTGACCTCCATTGCAAACAAAAAAGCCAACGGCTTGTGGCTCGTTGGCTCGTGAATTAGCTTAACTACGCTGTTACAATGCCTGTCAAAATTCCGCTTCCGCCTAAGTCACTTTGTTACTCGTCCAACGGACGGGGCTAGCAGTTTCCTCTAGCCTCTCTGGTTTCATTATGAGATTATTGCCAGAGGTCGGATCATATCTTCCCTTTCGGGCCTGCGTGTGATCTCTACGGACTCCGCACCTTTCGGATTGGTTGCCTCGGTATTGCCAGTCTCCTGAGTTCCACCGATACAGCAGGTTTTTCATGTTAGCTCATTAATATTGCTATTACGCGACTAACAAGCAGCACTTCTACTTCTACTGATTGATGAGCGTTTCTGATGTATATACTCCATACATCCACTGGGTGGGATGGCTTTGATCCAAATTTGTTACTCACTCTTACGAGCGGGATAGGTCATTTCTGCCTATCTCATACGGTTCAATTCCCGTATGTTCAGACTATCTCTTATTCCTTCAGATACTTCTACCTGTTAGGATGCTAGTACATAGTCGTTACACCTTCCGATTAGCTATGCAGCTAAAAGGCTCGGCTCGGTATTGGCGGCCTTGCGGCACTTCGCAGCTTTCACCGAATTCTCTAGCTTTCGACCTGAAATTACTCCCAGGCGGCCCAATCTTTGTTTAGGCGGATATTCCAGCGCCCACATCTCTCTATTCGTTGATACCCGTAATGGAGGTTTATCAATTTCTGCAACCTGGAAGGGCAAAGTGAGTGAAACAGCAATTATAGTACCTTGCATTAGGTAGGGCACCATAATGATATCCATTAACCTTCCAGTCGTCTGATTGATCCACTTCGTCGCACGACCACCGCCAACCAAATCAGACTGCGCAGGGCCTGTTGGCTGCACATTCACACGGTAGTTGGTTGATTGCGTGATGATGTTGCTGAGGGCTTTGTGATCTTTCACACTCACAAGCAAACATTCAGGATTGGCACGAGAGTTGAGATACATTGCCTCAAGCCAGGTATCGATATCAGTCTTGGCCAGTGCACCGCCTGTATCAGCCACACGTTTAACTGCTGCCGTCTCACCACCAACACCTGCAGTACTCAGAGTACCAGTGTTGTTGTAGATGAGCGATTGAATACCGTCAAACATCAGGGGCTGATTGGCAGGAGTACCACCGCCGCCACTGGTAAATGCGATCGCTGTGTTACCAGCACTGACTACCGTGCTATAGGCTGTACCAGAGCCTGTGCTGCTCGTCATAGTAACGGAGAAGTAACCCGATGCATAGCCGCCGGGATCATTCAAGGCTGAAGCACCACCAAAGTTTGAGGAGGCCGATTGCTTCCACATGGCCGTATTGGCAGGCTGTGTAGAGCCAGTGCCAACGTACACGTTGTAGCTCGTAGCGTTGGGCACGCGCATGATATTGAAGGAAATCGTGCTCGTGCTACCAGTCGTAACTTGTGTAAGTGCAGTCGGAGTGGAACCGCCAAATGCCAACGTTTCGCCTTGCGCATTCACGGCTGTTACAATAATCCAGTACGTTGCAGCAGAAAGCGTGCCACCCGTGGTTGTAGTGGACGCGCCAACAGCAGGAGGAGGAGCCCAGAGATTCTGCGCACCATTTAGGTATGCCACTTCCTGACCGAGCATCAATGATGGTGCCAACTTCGAGGCAACTTTTGCGCGAACATCAGGCTCAAACATACGCCCGTAGAGTTCGCTTTCCATTGTCACGACATCACTGAAAGCCAATTGCCGCAACACATTGGATTTATTGACCCAGGTGTAACTGGCCTTCTGCGGCGCGGTTTGCTGTGCCAGGATGAACGAGCCGAGAGTTGGACCACTTCCACCAAACACATCTGTAATAGCACGCCAGTTCTCAACATCGATGCCCACGCTTGGCGTACGTGGAAGCATGTTTCTGAACGGGGTATCGAACGGGACAACAAACTTGGCAAGCGGCTCAAGGTAGTAGCCAGTCCAGTCCGCGTTATTGCCAATATACTGCTGATCGCGGTTCTGACTACCTTGCTGGATCGCGTTAATTGTTTCTTCGTTGAGATGTTGATGAACGAACTGCTTGGGCATGTTCATTCGGCGCATCTCTTGCACAAAGCGATCTGAGAACTCGGCTCCGTCCTCATAGGCGATACCGTGACGAGCACGCGCCATAATGAGAGCCTGGTTTTTGAGGATGTCACCTTCGGTATACAGTCCTTCATCGATGACACCCACTGCTACGCGGGAATCGCCGATGCTTTTTTGTGCACTTTGGGGCAACTGTTCCTTGATGGATGTATCAGTTACTGCCATTATTTTTATCTCCGGCGTTGCGCTGCAAGAGCTGCAGCCATCGCATCTACTTGTTTGTCAGGAGTATCCAACTGGCCACGCTTGGAAAGTTCAGCCATCGCCTGGTAAACAGCGCCATAAGTGAGGGCTTCATCATTGCGTGGTAGTGGATCAGTAGCCAACTGCTTTTCAATTGGCGGACGAGGCATCACACTCGCATTCAAAACCGGGCCACCAGGCATCGGCTGTTCCGCAATTTTGTCAACTTGACCTTTTACCGCTGACAATTCAGCGCGTACTTCGTCTAAGCTTGATTTGGTTGGGATCTCAGCAATGCGAGCCTCAAATGTCTCGAACGCCCTGGTGATTGAAGATGTAATAAGTTGGTCGATATTGGTCGGAGCGGCGTTGACATTACTGCGTGCTAATGTGCCTGCAATGCTCTGTAGTCGTGAATAAACGGGCTGTAATGAGCGCTCAATAAGAGAAGTAACAACCCGCTCCATGTCCTTCTCTTGGCCGTTGTAGAGTGATTGCCAGTCGTTGTCTGGATCGTCATAGCCACCAAGATCAACATCACCATCATTGTCAGGATCGATGATCTTCATGGCGGCTGCACACTGCGGGCAATCGTCTTTGCAGTTTTTCATCTGCGCCACAGCTGCGTGCAATGTATGTGCTATGGCTTTATGGTTCGCATCCTGTGTGCCTTTACCAACACGTGCTCCTGCTCTTTCCAAGGATCGGGAAGCTTCTGGCTCGTCTTCTGTCGTATCCAGCACATCGGTAGCAAATCCGTCAGCACGTACAATGGTGACATCGCAACCAGGACAGGCCGGGTTATCGACTAACGACAACTCAGCAACGGTATATCTTGGCAGGTAAGGGTATTCTTTGCCCTGGTACTCTTTTTTTGGCCAGCGGCGTGGATCGTTGCCAAACTCAGGATCAGGGATAATCGATGCAGAGTAGCCAGTGAGTACGTTGTCCTCAACTTTGAGCCAGGTGTCCTGCGCACCACGCGAGACGCGAGATCCGACATAAATAGCGCGTTCTTCAGGATCGGGCGTGATGTCAACAGCCTTGCCAACAGCTTTCTTTGGATCGTGCTGCTCGCGGATATTGCCACGCCATTTGGTCCAGGCTTCAGGATAATAGCCGAAGATCGTGCCGTATGAGTCTGGCACTTCAGCGGTAGCCTGCCCCCAAACTTCGCGCTTGGTGGCATCGATACGCACCAATGGCAAGCTCATCACATGGCGATCAGTGGTCTGGATGGCGGTAGCAGGTTCGTGTGAATGGTTATGTGAGTGGGCTCGTTCCTGCGTAGCTTCTTCGTGGCTGTGTTTGTGGTCTGCATCATTGTCGTGGCTGTGCTCGTGCTCATGGTTCTCATCGTCGCCTTGACCGCCAAAAGCCGGGTGAGCATGTGAGTGTGTACCACTAAATGCATCGTGACTACCATCAGCGCGAATGAGTACGCCAGTGGTTACACGCTCTTTGGAGTCTCCATCATCAGACTCCTCTTTCCATGTATCTGGCAATGGATACCCCTTTCTCTTAGCAATCGCTTTTAGACGCTTTTTGATCGATGCCTGCTTATCTTCAGGGGCACGCCCAAGCAATTTCACTGCTGCATTGAAATGCGCCAAATCGTGCGCAGGATACTTTTGTTCTTCTGGCCAGCCAAAATCACTATCAGGCATGGCATCACGTTCTGCTTGGGAAACATAGCGAGGAATGCCGAATTCTTCAGCGCCCTCAAGCCAAACGTCTATGAGCGCATCTTTTACCGTCATGTATTGCACTCCTGCGCCTGCGTGGCGCTCCAACAAAATTGCAATAAAAAAAGCCCCCGAGCTTGTGGCTCGGGGGCACGTGTGTGCTTCTCTTTCGAGAGAAATATTAGTTACTTAGTCCTAACTAGGGTTATCATTTGTCTGAAGTATAGCATAACATAACAAGCGGTGCTAGTGTGTTCTCTCCATTGGGAAATATACACTTCTATGTGTTGGCATATTCAGGCATCTCACATAGTACCAATGTTTACGTCCACTTAGATCTACTTTAAGTAATTGCTGTGTATAGCCAGCATTCATGTAGATCTTTCCCCAGTGTCTACGCAATTTGTGTGTATCGGCAGATCCTAGTTTGCGTTTTCGTGCTTCACGTGATAATTGTTTATATCGTTTCATTAGAATGAAATCACCTTGAATGGCTCTAGCAACTTCTCTGCAACCTTTGATTGCCATACCCATGTAGAGCCAAACTCTGCTTTAACCATTTCTCCCCATTCACCACTGAGATGCAAATGAAGCAATTCATTGAAGATTGGATTTGTTTCTTCGATATCATAGCCCATGAGCCGAAGATAGCGATGGAAGTGAGCACGATATGGATATGTGCTATCCCACACATATCCAGTTAGTTTCAGCATCTCGCCTTCATCCATGTACCCTGCATGTTGATCACCGCGTACATGTTCTAATTTGAGAATCTGTGATGCAATAAATGAATCATAATCTTCGTTGGCAACATCATACGGACAATGTACCGTGAGAGTGTCAGACCTGAACCGGATATAGACATTCTGCCCCTGCTCATTTACGGCCTCCCACTGCGAGGGGAAAGAGTCGCAGGTTTTCTTAAGATTGTGCAGTATCATACACGCATAATACTTCCTGCCAGCAAATCCATCAACCTCTGCACTGCGCTCTCATCCTTCGACAACAACAGTGAGTGTATCGGTTCTTCATTCGCGTTGACCAGTCGTACACCGGCTTGCTCTGCCCACTCTCGTTCCTCTGGGCTAAAACCATCCTGTAGCCACACAGCCGATTGCACATTATTTACATGCATACAATACTGTATAGCCTGTGGCTTCTTGCCCAAATCAGGATAGAGCCGTTCCGCTTCAGTCTCATCCTCTTCCAGTGTGAGTGGATACCAGATAGACCAAGCGTGTAATCCGGCCCGTACACACCAGGCACTAGCTAATTGTCCCCAGTGCGTCATCCAGATAGGTCTAACAGTTTTATCCTTATCAATAGCTTGCAGGATAGCGTTGGCCTGCGGAACTGGCCACGCTTCTTTGCCATAAATTGTTTCTTGTGGCAGACCAGCACTGGCAACCGAAAACACACCATCTACATCGAGGAAGAGATAAGTAATGTCCTGATTTGCTCGCACGCTACGTCTAATAGGTTGATCGTTCACGACGATGGTTTTGTAATGGATGCAGTTTGTGTGCATTGGAAAATTTGGCACAGCATCAGACAAATTATAAGTATTTCCAGCATAAGAGGCGCACGTGTCAGAACTGCTATGCCCTGGCTCAACCAGTATCTGCAGTCTGAGCAATCCATCATCTTCCAACTCTTCAGCGTTGTCCCCATCCCGTACATCATCCACAAACTGATCAGTGCCATCATTGTCGCCAGTGGACCACGTATTATCAGCGATCTGTTGTGTTTTCCATGGTAAGAAACCGCTAATCCAGTCACCAATAGCAGAGACAACATTCTTGATCCCACCAATGATATCGCCAAGTGCTCGCTCTTGTGGCAATCGTTCTAGTTCGTGGCGCAATAAGGTCTCGTAGGTGTTGGCAATGCTCTCAACCTGCTGAGTGGCCCATTGTTGCGATTTCTCAACCTCGGCCTCGGTGGCTTGCCATGGTTTGCGCAGGCGAACCAGGTGGCTAGTTTTTGATTGTGCTCGCTGATAGGCTTGAGCTTTTGCGAGAAGATGGCCTTTAGCAAGGATATTGATAAGTTCCTGTTTGTCAGCTTCAGTAAACTTGTAAACAGCAACGATGTGATCTACGTTCATGTCGCTAGCCTTCCATCGTTGCTGTACTTTTATGTCCACGCTGAGTTACTCGCTCAAACACAGCATTAATGCTCTTTGCTAGATCGTCCTTGTTTGCAATTGCTGGCTCTGCCTCTTTGCCACGTGCGCGATTGAACACATTACGAACCTGATCAGGCGTTGTACACTCCACAAGTTCGTCACTTATCCATTTATGAATATCTGGAGATATGAGTGTGGTGGTAAAGCCTCTCTGTGTACGCCCTGCCTTCACATCGTCTATTGCCCTGGTCCGCCAGCGTTTGTATTCTTGCGAAATAGCGCGTTCGTCTCCTCTATCGAGAGTGCTTTGCGTGGCGTCATTGATCGCGGTGGAGACATCCTCAACATCTCCGCTTCCTGTTGCTCTAAGAGCCATTGCGTCTTCTTCGGATCGCGCAAAATGCGTTCCATCTTCCTGGCTTGACGTTTGCGCTTGCATCTGTTGCGTGAGTAGTTGAAGGAGTTCGCTAATCGTGTAGCGCTTTTCTTCAAGTCCCTTTTGCTCGTTGGTAGCATCTTCTTCTTCCTCCTCATCTTCGTAATAGTCATACTCACTCTCATCTGCCAACATGGCACGAAGCATCTCTGACTGTGCTTTCTGTACAAGCTTTTCCAGTACGCTCGCCCTGGCTTGTGTCATGCCACGCTGGCCTTGCAACTTACCAATTGCCGATGTCAGATTCTCCACGAGGCTAGCGGCATCTTCTTCATTCTGATGAGAGTTGATAGCCTGCATTAAATCATGGAGATCCTGAGCAATGTTTGCGGCTTCTTGTGACTCCTGAGCCGTCCACGTCTTCGACGGCTTGCGTCCTGAGAGCGCGTTGTAGAGTTGAGCCTTAGAGCCAATCGTGTTTACTAATGATTGCAGTTGTTTGGCTGCGGTCTGCTGTGCCTTTGCTGTCTTCATAGCGGCTTGCACTGGTGATTTAGTTGACTTCGCAGCAGTCTTAGCGGCTTTCGTGGCTGCAACCTGTGCTTTCTGTTGAGCTTTCGCTGCCATCTTCCCGGCTTTTGCCTTCGCTGCTGCTGCCTGCTTCTGCAATCGTGCCTTTTGCGCCTGAGCCCTGGCTTTTGCTGCTGCGGCTTTCTTCTTCGCTGCGGCCTTGGCCTTTTCAGCCTTCAGTTTCGCGGCTTGTGCCCTCTTCTCAGCAGCTTCCTTCTGTCTCTGCTCACGCTCTGCAGCCTTCTCTTCACGAAGCTTTGCAGCCGCAGCCGCCCGTTGCTCGCGTTCCTGTTGGCGCAATTGTCTAGCTTGAAGTGCGGCCTGATGCAAATTGGCTTCGGCTTGATGGAGTGCCGCCCTTGCCGCTGCCTTATCCCCCGGCGCTGCATTGTGCAGGTTCTGTTGAGCCTGGTGGAGAGCATCACGTGCACTCTGTAACTTGGTTTCAGCGGCTTGTAACTGAGGTTGGAGTTGTGCCGCTGCTTGCGAGGCTTGTTTGGCTGCTGGTGATGTGTCGTGTTTGACACCATACGCTGGATGAGCAAAATCGCCATGTGTTTTTTGGTCGTGGTCCTTCCCACCGGGTTCGTGGCGCTCAAAAAGAATAAGATCGGCAAGAGGATTATAGCCATACTCATCGATGCCATACACACGCTCTAGCTCGGAGAATGGCTCATCCTGGTCCGATTTGAGCAGTTGCAGGATCTCATCTTCATATTCCAGATCTTCTGGTGTTGGCAATTCACTCTCTTCTTCGTCTAGTTCGTCGGCTTCATCACCACTATCTGCATCATCATCTGCTGAATCGTCCATCTGACCAGACGTGGCACGACTCAACTCTTCCTCGTCGCTCTGATCAGGTTTGTTCTGGCTACTCTTCTTCTGTGGTGGTGTCTCTTCTTCGTCCTCATCGTCCTGTGGTGGCTTCTGTTGCTGCGTGGGTTGTTGTGGTTGCTGTAACCCTTGCAGTTTGGCTTGCAGGGCTGCATTGCGCATTTTGTCGGAGGCCATGTCATCGAGGAAGATTGGTCCGTCTTTACTGAGTAAAATTCTTCCAATGTAGGGTGCATCTGGATCGTCAGGGAGTTTTAACAACTTACCAGCATTGGTTACACCGAGGATACCAGACGTTACCAGTGTACTATATGCACCTGCTAACTCTGATACATCTTCCTCCTCATCAAAACCAGCAAAAGACGCTTCAAACATCTCACCGTGTAGGTCAGGATCGAAGTCATTGTTCATACATTGCGTAAGAAAGCCAGCATACACCATAGCAAGCGGGTCAATGGTACGCCTGTATGTCACATTTTGCTGAGAGTCACCACTACTCTTGTGAATATCCTCAGTGAAAGCAACATCCTGCATACTTAGGCCATATGCCGCCACGCAGATGTTAATGAGGAACTTATCGAAAGTAGGATCAAGCTGATATTGCTCAAACGCCTGATACTCCATGCCTGGTTGTGTAAAACGCATACGCACTTGCTGACTTTGATTGCCTGCAAGTAAAGCGTTCCACGCCTGTTCAAATGCATCGATCTGGTCAGGAGTCCACGTAGCATCGGCTGGCACCTTCATCATGCCTTGTGGAATATTGCCCTCTGTGAAATGGCTCAAGTCTTTCTTCTGCTTGCGCAATGCTTGATTAACAAGCATGATGATACGCTCGACTCTGGATTGTCCATAAGGATTGTCGGCGGCTGGTGACTCTTGGTAGTGGATCATTTCATTTGTTGTAAACCATTGACCAGGCAAACCCCAGGGATATTGTTGATACGCATAATTAGGAGGTTGCGGTATCTTTCCCCAATCATCCAAGAGGGGTTTGAACTGGTCCCCAGCTATGATTTCCAATGAATAGAGCCCACCGCCACGTTTTTTACGCTTATAAATGTATAGTTCATCTAATTGGGTTTGTTCTCTAAGTGCAATGCGAATCCAAGAATGCAAATCATGCATCTTATCAGGTGAATCAAACCATGTTCTAAAATAAGAGATTTCAGATTGATAATCCTTGTCATCGGCTCCAGAGGCTACATACTCAGGTTTAAGTGATATCTTTAATTCCATGCGTGGCACTAAGTCCAGCCAAGTGCGCTCACATAAAGTGACCCCTTCGTATAATTTCGCCAAAGAACGTAGTTGTTGAAAAGATGGCCGCTCTGGATCATTTAGAGTGCGATCCGGCGGGAAGGTATTTATCGCAACTGGAAAGCGCCACTGTACTGGATATCCACCGGGATTTACACCGGGCTGTACGGGTAATGGTACACCAGGACTGAATAGGGCACTTTGTCCTGTAGTAACGTTTTTTGTGGTAGTTCCGTAAAAAGTTTGCCCAAGAGTCCCCTGAAGAGATCCGGGCGGGACATATAACAGCCCACCGCTGCCAGGTAAAGCAATAGGTGTTGCCCTGCTAAGAGATGCTTTCTTTTTACGAATACGTCTACTCATCTCGGCTCCATATCATAACAAATTGACAGTGTATCCATATTGGTGTAATATGGATACATGAATAAACAACCAACAGAAAAGCGTATCTCTATACGCTTCCCAATTGATTTACTTGAAGCCATTCGCAAACAAGCAAAAGCCAATGAGCGGTCCTTTAATGGTGAGGTCATTTGGTTATTACGAAAGGCAATCGAACAGGAGCTAAAAGTATGACACCCACCGATCTCGCGTGGCTTGCAGGACTTATTGAAGGCGAGGGATGTTTTACGCGCCATACCACGCGTGGAAGATGGCACAGTGCTAATATTAAAGTGCAAATGTCCGATGAAGATGTTATCCGCAGGTGTCTCTCGGTCTCCAATCTTGGTCGGGTACATGGACCCTATGTCAGGGACAATCCCAAGTGGAGCCCTCAATGGATTTGGGCTGTGACCAGACGTGATGAAGGGATTGAGTTGATGACACTGTTGTATCCCTTGATGGGGGATCGGCGGCAATCTCAAATTAGAGAGTGTTTGAAAATCTATCAGACCGTCCCTTCGCATGAGACGTACTACCCACAGGAATACGATTCTTTTGCATGGCTTGCAGGGTTGATCGAAGGAGAAGGACACATGAGATCTGATATCAAGGCATCGCAATATGATTTCATCACTAAGATTATCATGAAAGTTGTCATGGTCGATGAAGACATCATCCAGCGCTGTCTCGCAATCTCTGGAGTTGGTCGCGTTTGGGGCCCAATTTCCCCAAAGGATCCTAAGAACAAACCAACATGGGCATGGCAAGTCGCAAGTCGAGAGGATGTCGTGGCACTCATGACAAAACTCCGTCCTTTGATGGGTGAAAGGCGTCAAAGGCAAATTGATGAGTGCCTCTCTGTTCATGAGCTACATCCTCCTAGATTAAGCAACCAACATCAGATAGACAAGACTCATTGCCCTCAAGGTCATCCATATGATGATGAGAACACACTTGTCCATAGAGGGCACCGTTCTTGCCGTGCGTGCATGAAGATCGCGGGAAAACGCCACAGAGAAAAGCAACGTCTCCTTCGGCAAACACATGATAGACAAGAAAATATAGATTGCTTGTAACCTTTTCCATATCTTCTTGTCAGTTTGCAATTTCATTCCCTCGCAAGTAAAAGAACCTCCGAGAAGTGGCTCGGAGGCTCGATGTTTATTGATGATACTATATCACGGCTGTGCTAGTCTCTTGGCCTATCTAGCTCCCCTACGTGTTCCTTGCAAATCTGTTCAATACGCATCAATGCACTAAAGAGTGACAATGCGGCTTTCTCCATTGTCTTCTCTGGATTATGTGGATCAACACATTGTTTTGCTTGAGCGGCAATCTCAAGAATAACCGAGAGAACGGTATTGAGGTTGCCATCTTTCACTTTCACTGCTTCAGGAATATGGTTAACGTGAAATTCTTGATACTCAACTCCATCTGGCAACGGCTCATCAAACTTGACGGTAAACGATGGGTAGTGGACTGATATGACTTTCCCAGGAACAGTGATAGACTCAATACTCATCAATTTGAATGGATCATCCTGCAATCGAAACTTTTTAACTAAAGCAATATCGCCTGTTCTCACTATTCCCATCCTACTAATTCTAACGCTTTCAAAATCGCCCGACAGAGTCTATCCTTACACTCGCTGCATATCTTCTTCTGACTGCAATGGAAAGGATAAGCCACTTGATGCATCACGAGTTCTCCAACAACTTCTTCCGATCTCATACACATTGCACAGACATTTTCTGCAACAGCAACAAGTGGCTCACCTTCGGAATTATTGAGCCAGCCACCTTTTCGCAATATATTACTCCAATTAACCATTCATCCCATCACCCTTTTCCAAATCTCCTCATCGCTCATCCCAGGCAACTCCTCCACTCTTAGTCCAACCGGCGTAAAATAGCGATCATACTGCGATGTGTTCGGTGTCACTCTGCACAGTTGCCCATCACGATAGCACAGCTCGAAATTATCCCATGCCACAAAGATCGTTTGGCTGGTAGCAGCATTGCGTACGGCTGTAGCAAGGATAGCGCATGCTTTGTCATCACTCATCTCGCACCTCCAGGCCACGCAGGTGCTGCGGTTCGCGTGCGGGCCAGTTCGACACGACGTTTCATGGCTGCTACGTGCTCATCTGGGCTCATCTCACCACCAAGCATTAATTCAGTCAATAACCAACATAGTGCATCTAAATGGTTAGGTGAGTCTTCACCCTGCTCCCATTGGCATTGTTCATCTTCTAGCACGGGGAAAAGTCCAACATGATGCACCATTCCCTTCTCATAGAGTGCTGCAACAGGCTCTGCCCTCGTGTATTTGCCGCGTTTCGCATGAACGCGCTTAAACGAGATCGATTTATCCACGGTGCGAATAGTCGTCTCAATCAACTCACCGCCCTGGTTGCCCTCGGCAATCATGCGATCCGCATGAAACTTATGATACTGGGCAACAGCTTCACTCGCCCACGTCATAGGTGAAGCCCTCAGTGAAGCATCTGCCAAGATATAAGCATGCCCATCTTTGCCAACGCCACCAACAATAATACCTGTCTCATCGCTATCTTCACCACTGGTAACGGCAGGATCAATAGCCACGCCTATTCGCACAAGATCAGGAGCCTTCGTTACACGATAGGCATCAATCATCATTTCACGATTCCAAAGGGCATTCTCATTGTCTTCAATGAGTAAACCTTCCAGTTCCTGACGCCCAAGACGAGTATTTTCGTAGCGTTTAATAATTTCGTTGAAAAAGGCCTCTGCTAGATTAGAACGATTGTCATAGGTTGTACTACGGCTTATCTTCGTAGTAGAAGAAGATGCCAATCGTTTGATTAATTTCGTCACACGAGGGGTAGTTGTCAGACATGCCTGTGGATTATTGCCAAGACGCAAGCCAAACGAGGCCATATCATATGCTTCCTCTGCATACTGCCACGCTCCGATCTCGTCTAGCCACATAGAGGAACACTGCGGACCTCTTAAAGATTCGGGCTCATCGGCACTAAACGTGATAGCCTGAGCACCATTATCCCAAACGAGACGACGTTTAGATCGCTGGTAGACGGGTTTATCCCAGGGTGGAGAAATAGCAAGAATACCAGACTCACCATCGATCATCACGTCCCGCACATCGGCTGCGGTACGTCCAATGAGGTGCAAGTATGGCGAGGTTTCCTTCTTCATCCGTATCCACTCAGCACCCGCCCTCGTTTTACCTGCACCGCGCCCTCCCATATTCAACCATGTGACCCACTTCCCTCGCGGTGGTAATTGATTATCTCTAGCCCATGCCTCCCAGAGATAACGTAGTTGGATAGCCTCTGCATCAGTCAGCGATTTAACGAACTCTGTCTTCTGCTCAATAGATAGTCGAGAAAATGTGCGGGCATCCTCAAAAGAAAGAAAATTATTCAGTTTTGTGTTCTTTGTCTGGCGCGGCATCTACTGACCTGATCATATTAGAAAGTTTAGCAAGAAGTTCTTCCTTGGCTCCATTAATATCAATTGAACCTGAATGCTCGATTTGTTGTTTTTCTTTGTACTCTGGAAGATTAGCTTTTGCATAAAGGGCAGCTAGCGAATCACTCCACTTGTGAACCATCAATCTCGTCTTGCGTGTAACAGGTTTACCTTTACTATCGAGAATAGGCTCATTCTGTTCATCAAGGATAGGTTCATACTCGTAGACAGCTTGTCCCATACTGACAACTGGCTCATCCCAACCAATGATGCCGCGTGCATAAATAGACTGGCGTGCTATATCCCGTGCTCGCTCTATTGCATCATCCCAATCTGTAGCAAATTCCTTATCCTCATTACGCCAGTTATAAGCTGTAGTTCTACCAATACCTGCCACCTCGCAAGCAAGTGAAACATTTGAATCCTTCAAAAGAGATTCAATAAATGTCTTTTGCACTTGCTTACGCTGTTTACTATTCATTGCGCGTAATTACCTGTTCACTTTGTTCAAATTTGCTCTCACGTTTCGGCATCATTCCCATCGCGCCCGGCATCTGCACACCATGCACCAACGCATACTGTATCGTTGCCAACATCACATCGAAGCACACACACGTCCTCACAATCCTTGGAGGCAACAATCGACGCCAGATACCACACCTCGGCTCGCCCACATGTATCGGCGCATGGCAGATTGAACATCGTCCAATTAGCTTGCTATTCACTCATCACCTCTGACTGTTTGTGTTGGCGCGTGGTTGCAGTGTTTGTCTGAGATGTGTGTTGAAAGGCACCTCAACATAACTGATACTTCGCGGCTACCCGTGCCACGCGCAAACAAAAAGAGCCATGAGTGTGGCTCAAGGCTCGTAATCAAAATATAGCATACTTTGGCCGCTAGCGCTATCCTACTCGTTTTGACCGCTGAAGGTCTGCCAGGTCCGTCTCCAGATCCAACGCCGCCTTTCTCAATCTCGTCAACTGTGTCTGCAGTGCCTGCTCATCACCGCACGCCAGCTCGCGCCACGCTTGGAGCAATGTCATCATGCTGCACGAGCTGATCGTATCATGGCGGCGACAGAGCACGGTGAGCACTGGCTTGCCAGATTTATCATAGCCGATTTCGCCGATTTTGTGTGGATGATCTCTATCAAGGACGCAGTTGACAGGCAACATCTTTGACTTGTTATTCACAGCGCTTGCTCCACATTCTGCATCTCTTCCCTGCTAGCCATCTCCTCCAGCATCAGCCGAACATCATCCACAGATCGACACGAGCCCAGACCAACAAACACATTGGCCAACGTCTGTTGTACAGGATCTGGCATGCTCCTCTCTACAAAGCGTACATAAGACCGATGACAACGACAAAGAGGTGTCATTTCCAGCGAATCGACCAGTTTGCACGCATCTTTCCCGCCAGAGGAGAGCAAATGAAACATTTTTACTCCTCCGCAGAGAAGATGATAGAGATAGACAGCAGAACAATCAGCAATGAGTAGGTTTTCGTCGTCGGCCCAGATGCGCGTTATTCCTTCGTTGAAAAGGTGCTTCATGGCATCTACTCCTGTTCCTGCGTACGTACCCGCCGTCGAGATGGAGGAGTGAGAAGCTGAGTAAGCATCTCAGTCTGCTTGCAAAGTTCCTGATAGTGCACTTCGAGCATTTTACTCTGTCGGAGCAGTTCTTTGTCCTGTGCTTGAAGATGCTTAACAATATGCTCTATATCATGAAATGACCTTTGAGTTGTCTTGAACATTTCATCAGCTTGTATTTCTGCTTTTCTACCCAATACATTCTGACCAACAGCAAGAACTGGTAGCATGGTTAGCTGGATGAACGTTTGTGATACCCATATTACATATATTGCAACAAGAGGACCAAGCCATTGTGCAAGCGCAGGAAAGCCAAGGATCGCGAGACAGGCAAATGCATAAGCAGTCCACATCGTCCCGGTCATCCTAGTTATAATCACGGCAATCTTCTGATTAAATCCGGCTTGCTGACATTCTTCGTTATGAATTATGTTAGGATTTTTTGGCACATGTGGATGATGAGGATGCCAGTAAATGACATTTTGTTCAAGCTCTTCTTTTGGCACGGCTCACCTCATTTCTGCTCGTGCGACTCTCTTAAAATAGCTTCAGCTTCGGCCAACACGTCACGCTCATTGAGCGATGTTTCCTTAAGATGACCATACCCCCACCATCTCACAAATTGCTGACATTCCCACTGACTATGATAGAACGGATTCACATAGTATCCACAGCCTGTGCACTCTATGCGTACGCATTCGCCTTGCGTCTGACAGAACAGTTCAAGTGCTCTCTGGCTCTGGACCATAATGATCATGCCTGGCGGCAATATATATTTTCCACAAGATGGACAAGTGGATAATATTCTCCTCATATCGCATTCTCCGCTATTTCCCGACCATCGCTGCATATTTGGCCAACGTGCTTTGATTTGCCGCATTTTGCAGATCGCTTGTAAACACCAGAATAGCAACAGCGCCATTGTTAATCGCTGTAGACAAATCCGCATCAAGTTTATCCCCGCTAGTTCCTGTATCATTTCTCTGCTCCGCCAATATTGGCCAGCCCTTTGGCAAAACTGAAAAACTGCTTGGTAGTCCCTGCCCAGCAATAAGCCCGTTATCCTGAATCCAAATGTTTCTATTGTTGAGTTTAGCAATATAATTGATGACATCTTGCTCCTTCAGCGATCCGCCAAGAAAAGAAGCGTCAGGCATCAGTGCAAGAGGAGTTTTTGTGAAATTCGCTGCGTACATGGTCACAATCTGCTGAATGGTGTTGAACCAGACCTGATCAGAATAGCCGATCGCCTGCCAGAGCTTAAGCATATTCGGATTCTTCATCGTGTCCACTTTCGTTTCGCCACCATCTCCTACGCCAATTTCTATGCAAGTAATATTCGGATTGTCATCATAGCGACCGGCAAAAGCATGGATAAAATCAGCGAGTGAGGCCAGGAAGTGTGGGTTCCAGTACTGCGGTTTGATCGCTCCGTCTGTTTCCGTGACGTGCTGGACGCCCTGATCAAATACCCATTGCGGAGTGCCCTGCTTGCTGTTTTGCTCAGGCTGCCATTTGGCCCACCCAGCGGTAGAAATGCGAAGGATAACGGATTTACCGGCTTTTATCCACGGCTGCATATCATTATCGATCAGTGACCAGTTGAATTGTCCGCCTTGTGGCTCCAACTGTGACCAATAATATGTGAGTGCTGTCCCAGCGACATTTGGATTATCTACAAAAAGCGAGGTCTTTGCCATGTTGTTAAAAGCAAAGATGCCACGGAAACCAGTAGTTGCAGGCGGTGTAACTGGAGGTGGTGTGACAGGTGGAGTAGGGCTCACGCCAGCATCTTGTTGAAGTTGTGTCAGGTTCGCTTGGATTTTGTTATAGAGATCTAGCACATTAGCAGCGGTATCAACGTGGATAATTTCCCAGGTACCATCAGGCATACGTGTAAGGTCCATCCTTCTATTCTCCCCGAAGCCAAGAAATATGGCAATCGCCAAACTCTTCCAGAAAATCAATCATCTGCCGCAAGCTACGATAAATTTGCACTTGCAAATGGTTTGTATCGATATGCACATGACCGCTCGGAAACAAAACGCCATAGGCTTCATGGCGCGCAAAACCTCGCAGTTGCTTTTTGCGATTGTCGAAGACCACATGGAACAGTCCATATGCTGGTACCTCCTCCTCTGACACATCCACCACGACACGATCGAGAAACATGTCACGGTTAATTGGCAAAATCGTGATTTTCGGGTCTGCTTCTCTGGTCATAGTCTCCCCTCACAGATTAATTAAAACAGGCATAGCATGCAAATACAATATCGCTAATCCAGTAACACACAAAACAAACACGGCGATCGCTATAATGCCCAGCCAGAACTCCTCTTTTGAACTCATCGCCGCACAGCCAGAATGCTTACCAGAATGACAAGAGCTGCCGTGATGCCAATCGCGAACCGCCAAGCAGCCTCTCCAATCACCGCTCCACGCGCGAGCAGGACAAACCAAAAATCGAGAATCATGAGCAACTGCACCGCACAGGCCAATGATTTCCATCCGGGTTTCATCCATCGCGGCTCCGTGCAGACATGCCGTTTCTGTTGTCGTCCTTGTGGACCTGGATAGCCCCATACTGTCATATCACTTCTCGCTGCTATTGCACAAAAATTGACATGCTCCCCATGTCTAAAGACAGGGGCTTCTCACAATCACGCACCGGGTCTTATGCTCTCTCCACAGGCAGCCACCGCTTGTCCAGCGGCCAGAATGTTGTTTAATCGAGGAAAAGCGCTTAGGCGTCGTCTGTCTTTGTGGCAACACGCCGCTCAACTCCTTGCTCGCAGCAGCAAAACCAC